TAAAAAAACATCTGAACAAGATGTGGTCATTATAATGGCAGCTCGTGCAGGTTCGACTCCTGCCTTGAGTACAATAGCGCCCTTAGCTCATTCGGTTAGAGCAACTGACTCATAATCAGTAGGTGCCTGGTTCGATCCCAGGAGGGCGCACTAATTTTTTTATTATGTTATTATTAACAATTATTTTACTTCTTGAAACAGTTTTATCAATTACTTATCTTTATACTCTATCTAAACGAGTAGAACAGTTAGAGAATGAAATAAGTGAGTTAAAAACTCGACATATCAAACAATTATTAAAGGGTTGATTTGATAGTTAAAGCGGCTTAAAGCCGCTATTTCCCTACTTAACATATATTTAGATATATGAATATTGACGATATTTTTAACTTATTTAAGTCCCCTGAAGAAGAAACTGTAAGTACTACTCAAGTAGACTTATCAGATCACCCTATTGTCTGGATGGGAATGTTTAAAAAGTTAATCATAAATTATAAGGTATTTAGTAAACAGATGGTAGAATTTTTTGAATCATCTGATCCTAAATTAGACACTGATGATATTAAATTAGCTGGTGGGATGATGGTGTTTGCTAGAGCTATGGATCATATTTCTAAAATAGATATTACTAATCAAATGCATCGTGATTGTCTTATATTATATTCAGATGAATATTTTTTAAAAGCATTATCATCAGCACTTTCCCATTTTGAAGATTTAGAAGAATATGAGAATTGTGCTCTTCTTAAAAAAATACAAGACGTAGCAAACCCCTCTTAAAAATAGCTTGGCCTCGTAAATTCTAATTCGTATTATATAAATACGGGTTTTAGGAAACATCTAAAACGTAGGATATAAAGAACGTGGAATGTGACCACGGGTAGTAAAACAAATAATAAACGTATGAAAAACAAAGACAACGTATTACACCAATTAGATAAGATGGATAATCTTGCTAACCAACTAAATTTTATTGTTAAACAAGGACAACCTCTAGAAATATATTTAGAAGGTCTTAATAAATTAAAAGAAATAATTGATCAAACTCGTTTATTTGTTGAGTCTGAACAAACAATGTATAATTAATATGACTTTAACAGCAGAACAAATCCAACAAAACTGGGTAGACTTAGAAGAAACTATTAAATCTTACACCAGTGAACCACGTCGTTCGCAGTTATTAGATTTTTATTCTAAATACTCAGAACGTATTATGTTAATGCCTGCTGCTCATAAGAAGGAGTATCATAATGCCTTCCCAGGTGGTTATGTAGATCACGTATTACGAGTAGTAGATTGTGCTCTTAAATTAAATAATGTTTGGGTTGAAATGGGAGTAGATGAGTCTACTTATACTAAAGAAGAATTAGTATTCGCGGCTCTAAATCATGACCTAGGTAAAATGGGTGATGAGCATAATGATGCTTACATCCCTCAGGATGATCAGTGGCGTAAAGATAAACTAGGTGAAGATTATAAATTTAACGATCGCTTAGAATTCATGTCAGTACCAGATCGTAGTTTACATTTATTACTTTCTCATGGTATTCAAGTATCTAAAAATGAATGGTTAGCAATTAAATTACATGATGGTTTATATGATGATGCTAACAAGCCATACTTAATGTCTTGGTCACCAGAAACTAAACCTCGTACCTCATTAATTTATATTATTCATCAAGCTGATTTAATGGCTGCTCGTATTGAGTTTGAGCGTGAATGGAATCCTAAATTAAAAGGTGAAGTTAAAAAAACAAATAACTTCTCAGTTACTAAAGCACCTAAACAAACAATTAAGACAAAAACATTAAGTAATGTTAAGTCTCAAGGTTTAATGAATATGTTAGATAGTATATGATAGTATTAACAATAATATTAGGTTTAATGGTCGTGGTCTTAGGATTCACGACCTTTAACCTTCTTAAAAAGAATGAGCGCCAAGAAGATATTCTAGCAGGATATATGGAATACTTAAGTAGAATATCAGGTATAATTGAATTATCAGATAAAAAACTTAAAGAAATAGACCATAAAGGTTCATTCGAATCAGATGATGAAATTGGTTTCTTTTTCCAATCTGTTAAACAACTTCAAGAAGCATTAAATGCTTTCAAAATTAAAAATTTATGATTGAAATACAAGAGGCTAAAAAAAGAAAACCTAAAGGTGTTCAATATTTTACTCAAGATACAGAAAATGCTATTAACGAGTATAACTCAACAACTGACTTTGAGTTAAAAGATAAGATATATCGTGAGCGTATCCATTATGCTTTCTTTAAATTAACAGAAAATATTATACATACTTTTAAGTTTTATTATACTGAGGTAGATAATATTGAGGATTTACAACACGAAGTAATAACATTCTTATTGTCTAAAATACATTTATTCAACCCAGCTAAAGGAGCAAAAGCATTCTCATATTTTGGTACTATTGCTAAACGTTATTTGATTATTACTAATACTAAAAATTATAAAAAACGAGTAGACAAAGCACCTATTGAAGAAATTGAATCAAATGAAGACTTTTCTTATAGAATTGATGAGGGTTCATCTCAAGATAAATTATCTAATTTCTTAGATGAATATGTCACTTATTGTACAACTAATATTTATACTTTATTTCCTAAAGAAACAGATGCTCAAATAGCAGATGCTATCCTTGAATTATTCCGTAAAAGAGAACATATAGACATCTTTAATAAAAAAGCACTGTATATATACATTCGTGAGATTATTGACGCTAAAACCCCTAAAATCACTAAGATAGCCAACAAGTTATATGATATATTTAAAGAACATTATTATTTCTATCTAGAGAACGGATACACAAATTTCTAATGTTTATATTTATAGATAAAATATTATGAATGGATTAGACAATGTTGTATTTGGTAAGAAAAAATTCTCTGACATATTAGAGGAAATTTATACCAACCAACAAAAAAAAGATAAACAAATATCTATCTTAATATCAGAACTTAAACCACTTGTACAAGAAATAGGTGATGCTACCCTTATTGTTCCTTTGATTAAAGAATATTTAGAAATAAGTGTTAAGAATGATGAACAGTTAATTAAAATGGCTACTATTATTCAACGTATTATGAATAATAATACTGGACCTAATGATGGTGGATTTGGTATATCTGAGGAAGAAAAACAACAGTTATTAGCAGAATTAGATAAATTTAAGACTGAAGAATAATGGCCGCTACTAGATATGGTTTTGGAAATGCTGTTAATAATAACAATTCTAGGCCTCTTAGAAAATCCTCTACATCTCATACTATAATTTCTAGTAGGGTAAGAGATATTATATTAGATGATTCTCATCCTAAATTTAAACAATATGGAGAATGGAATGGTATAGGAACTATATTTGTTGAAACAGCTAAGAACCCAATTTTATCTGAAACCTCCAATTTAATACCAGCATTCCCACTTTTTCCTAATATAAAACATTATCCATTACTTAATGAATTAGTTCCTATATTATATTTATCAAATAATAATATCACAGATGACGCTTCAGCAAAATCCGCTTATTATTTACCTCCTATAAATTTATGGAATAGTCAAATTCATAATGCTATCCCTTCAACAGATGTATTACCTGAATCTCAACAAAAAGACTATCAACAAACTGAATTAGGTTCTGTACGTAGAGTAACAGATCAATCTACTGAGATAAATTTAGGAAAAACATTTAATGAAAGTAATGTAATAGACATCCATCCTTTATTACCATATGAAGGTGATATAATATATGAAGGAAGATTTGGTAATTCAATTAGATTAGGATCAACTGTTAATAATTCATTTATTCCTAATCCATGGTCTACAACTGGTGCCAATGGATCTCCTATTTTTATATTACGTAATGGACAAAAACCTATTAATGATAATTCTTGGGTCCCAACATTAGAAGACATAAATGAAGACACCTCATCTATTTATCTTACTTCAACTCAAAAATTACCCATATTCCCAGCTAGTGATATACAAGACTCGTTTGCTAAATCAACTCTACCAGAATCAGTATCACAATACTCTAAAAGTCAGATAGTATTAAACTCAGATAGATTAGTATTTAATGCTAAAAATGATTCTATTATATTAGGAGCTAAACAATCAACCCATTTAACTGCTGGTGATACTGTAGGAATAGATGGAGGTAAACAAATAACATTAGCAGCCCCTAAAGTATATTTAGGTTCATCTCAAGGAGTAGAAGGAACTCAAATTCAATCTGTAGTATTAGGAGATAATTTAAATCTACTACTAGGAGATATAGCTATATTTTTAGGCACATTAAGTATAGCCTTTGCTGGAGCTACAGACCCAGCAATAAGATCAATATCAGCTAATGCTTTTACTTTAAGTGAAAGTATATTAAATGAAGTTAATGGTAGGAATTTACTTTCTAAAAAAGTTAAGACAGCGTAATGGATGAGATAAAATATGAAATAAGAGGTATAATTATTAATAATTACGGTGATATTCTTGAAGGAGTAAATGTCACTATTAAATACCAAAATAATGAAATTAGTACTATAAGTTCTAACTTAGGTCAATTTATATTTACCTCTAATACTGCTCCATTTATAAAAGGAGTAGATAATTCATTAATAACTTTAACTTTTACTAAAGATAAATATAAATCTTTAACTATAACTTTACCACCACCTACACAAACTCCTACACCTATCCTTCCTACAGACCCAACAACAACAGATCCTATTAGGATAAATGTTCTTGATGAAGTATATTATGTTTATAAAGTAGGTGATATTGAATTTAAAAGTACAAATTTAAGTGTAGCTAAAAAGAAAGCTTACAATTATTATCTTAATTTAAGAGAAAATCAATATAAACAAATAACAGAATTCTCAGGTGGAGATGAAATACAATTAGAAGAAGATATAGTAGCTACTATAACTCCTCAAACAACTATATCTGGAGTAGTTTTAGATGAGACTGGTACTCCTTTAGCTGGAGCTACTGTAAATATTATTTCTAACCCAAAACAACCAGATCCTGAAGATATATTAGAAGGAATTACAACTAGTTTAACTCCAACCTCCCCAATAAATGAAACTTTAACAACTAAAGAAGATGGAACATGGGAGTATAAAGTTCCTACAACTAATGTCTCACCTAAAGATTTATCTATTACTTTTTCTAAAGATGAAAAAGAATTAAAAACAATTACAAATCCTCAACAAACTGCATTCATCCCAGAAACTAATGCTACAGTAATAGAAATTCCACGAATAACTTTACTTACCCCACCAGATATATCTTATACTGAGTCTAAAAAAGTAGAACAAGAAATAAAAGCTGAGGAAAATAAATCTTTAAAAAAACAAATAGATACTGAGTTACCTCCACAAGATAAGTTAGTAAATAATATCAATTTAAAAAAAGAAGATATAAAACGATTACTAATACCATTTGTTATAAGTTTACTTATCCCATTTGGAGCAGCTGCTGTTCAAGCTGTTACTTCAAAACTACCTATTGATCAAATTAAAAGTTTAGTTAAATGCCCCTCAGCATCATTTATCACTAATTTAATAAATAAACGTAATAAACTAGTAAGACAAATAAATAATATTTATAGCACAGTTAAATTATTAACCTCAATACTAGCAGGAACAACAGTAGTTATATCCGCCATACAAGTGGGTATTAACGCAATAGGACTAGTACCTGCACCCCCAGGAGCCCCAGGAGGAACAGTAATAGCAGCTGGTAAATTATCTAAAGCTTTAGAAAAAGCTCAAATAACTGTTAGTGTTTTGACTTTAGCTTTAGCTTCATTTGGTGTAATTTTAGGTACAATAATAAATTTATTAAATAGTTTAGATATTATATTACAATATTGTGCTCAAGATAATAATATGGATTTTGAACAATTAAATAATGAAATTAATGCTTTAGCAAATCCTATAGTAATAGCTACACAAAGTGAAGATAATACTTATAAAGGTTTCGCATTAACTATAAAAATAGACCAAACAAATGAAAGCCAATATATTAAACGTTACGCTGTAGCAACTAATAAACAAGGTGTAGATGTATTAAAAACTGATTCATCTTTTGCCTCTGACCCAGCAGTTCTAATATCCCAATTAAAATTTATAATAGATTCAAATCCTAGCATAACAGCTGAATAATTAAATATTTATAATTATATGAAAATCGACGGTTTAAAAAAATTAATTAAAGAAGCAGTACGTGAAGCAATTCAAGAAGAATTAAAAGATATTCTACTTGAAGCAGTTAAATCACCTAAAACAGTAGTACAAGAAAC